CGTTGGCGTTCATTCGGATAAGTTTCGGAGTTCATGCCGTCCATCCGGAACCAGCCGCGAATCTGATCCGCTTGGAAAGTACGCGTTTCCATCAGTTGCGCTTCCGCCGGAGGCATGGAAAGGCGCTCAACCGTCTTGCCGTCATCCAGGATTACGATCTTGTGGCTATTGTCGGCCCCGCCATATTCATCCTTCCATCCGATTCTCAAAATGTCCTTGGCGACTGGCTTAATGGGTTTGTCCGACTTAATCGCAACCGACGGCATTGCGTCATGAGCCATAAACCGGCCCGCGAATTTTTCCGCTTGCATCCCAAGCCCGATTGTATTCGCGGCCAAATATGACATACCGTATCCAGTAATTCCGGTCGGCCCAAGCGGGTGAAGATGCAAAATGTTGTAAGCCCGAATCGGTACAGGTTCCGTTCCGATATCGTCGCTTTCCACCCAATAAATAATTTCGCCCGATTCGTCCCGCATGATTTTTACGCGGCTCGGATGGATTAGCCACAAAGCCACGGGCCGTCCGCCATCGCGTTCAATTTCCGCAAACCCACCGCCCCAGCTTGCCGCATGGTGTAAAATGCATTCTCGGAAATTCATCGCGCCTGTTTCAAGGTTTGGCCGCGAATGCAAGAGCGTATAGGCTGGATGATCTTCGGCCCGTTCGCGCCCTTCCGCCGTTTTTCGGTAAAGGAAATGAGGCAATTTGCCAAAGTCCTCGCCTAAGTTGCGGATACATGAAAAGTATACCTGATAAGATAGAGCAATCTCCGGCGTAACACCTAAGCCCGCGTCGCTCATCCGGTTCGTGTTCAAAAGTTGATAGTTCTTATCCAACTTATCCGGATCGCCAAGGACCGACCATATAGCATTGAAGAAATTCATTTACGTATCTCATTTATCAGGAGTAATACCCATAAAAGCCCGCCGACAGCAAGAGGAGCCGCCGGACCGTAAATCCAACCCGCGCCCCAGCAGATCAATGCAAGGGCCACAAAATGCAATCCTAAAACGCTAAGGGCCGGTATTTTACTTTTCATCAAAACACCTTTACGGGATTCCCGTCCTTGTCGCATACTCGACCGTTTATGATTCGGTAGTTGTCCAATTCGCTTGAATCGTCCGGTTCCACGATCATCCGAGAAAGGGCGAAAATGGCCGCTATCACGCCGTCGTTTTTCAATTCCCGCGCCTTTTCAATATGGGCGGGCCGGAACATATTCCCCGTAGCGTTATACTGTAACTGGATGTTGTTCGCCATCCAGGTCAAGACTGGATTGTCCCCATGCGATATTACGCCGGTTATAATCCGGTCGTTAAACTCTTTGCTTGGCGTGGTCAAATGGGTCCAACTTTGCGGGATATGGATTACCTCCAGGCCGCTATCCATCAACATCCGGCAAAGATGGGCTCCCTGGAAAGTCGTATCCGCCGCCAGTATTTTGATCCCGTATTCGGTCATGAGCTTGGTAATATCGTTATGCACAACGTTATAGTCTGTTATGTTACCATCGGTCAAATTTATGAAACCTTGATTTATCCATGCCTCGTATGAATGGAAAAACATCGAAGTCCGCCACTTACCGTCTTTGGGAAGCCAAAACCAAGGCAAAATTACCACGCGGCCGTCATCATGAAAAAGCAATGACAAGGCAGTAAAGTCCGACGTGCTTGCAACGTCCAATCCGCCCCAGCATTCTTGGCCCTTCAATCTTTCAAGCATATCCGTCCGCCAATCAACCGGATTGCTCACGTTTCCGCACGCGGCCCACTTTTCCATATCAATCCACCGTTCGGCCTGTTCAGTCTGGATGTTCAAATGGAGCCGCTTGAACGTGTTCTCGAAGGACGGATCATCACAAGCCAGCTGATGAAACTTTTTGAAATTCTCCAAAGGCAGTGAGCCGCCGAGGTTCGGGTTGGCCTTATACCAAGTTGATTCAGCGTGCCAGTCATCCGACTTTTCCGCTTTGAATATCGCGGGCAAGAATCGCGGGTTTTTCACGGTCCCGTCAATAACCTGTTCGGCATATTGGAGCTTGCGATTACAGTATGTTTCCCCGAATACGTCGGCGGATGTTAGGAAACCGATTAGCGCGTTGCGCCGCGCCGCTGTGCCGGTAATAATCCAGTTTATCGCGTCCTCATCGCATTCGTAAACCTCGTCTATGAACGCGGCCGACGGGTTCAACCCTGCCTTGCCTTCCGGCTTGCCGGAAAGTATCCGAAACGTATCATCGCCCTTTCCGCCCTTTTTCCTGATCTCCATGCGAGTCGGTTCAAGTTCGCTTCGCAACCATTCATCCTGATTAATCATAATCTTTGCAGTATTAAACAGGTTGGCCGCTTGCGGAAATTCGCCCGCCATACAAACGATCTGCTGTCCAGGTTCCGCGCTAGTCTGTAAAAGCATTACGGCAATCCCAGCGCAAAAAGTTGTTTTATCATTTTTACGCGGTACGTAAAGCAAAAACTCTTCATAACGCCTGTGCCCGTCCGGAGTTCGCCAACCAAATAGATTGGCAAGAACAGCCTTTTCATAGTCGGCGAGCAAAAACGGCTTGCCCTTCAAGTCTCCATACGCATGAGTCAAGTGTTGCTCGAAAAATTCAATGGCAAGCTCGGCAATCTCCGGATGAAACGTGCAGTCCCCCGCGTCTCGATAAGGGTCGTATCCTGGCAAGGTCAAAATGATGGCAGGATCAAATGAAGATTCGGGTTTCGGGTTGGCTTTCCGTTTGGGCGCGGCCTTTTTCTTCGCGGGTTTCTTTTCCGCCATGCCCGTACCCATCAGAGCATACCCTTGAATTTGCGGCCAGGATCATCCGCCGGTTTTGGAGCCGCAATCCCGCGCCGGTCCGCCGGTGTCAACCCGAACTTAGCCCCAAAAGAATAAATACGATCGGCAATAGCGTACATTCGCTTGACGGCTGGGTTCTCGGATCGTTTGGTACTGATAACCTCCCCATTCCGATTATAAACATCAGTATCAAGGGTCCAACCGTCGGCCTCGACTTGCGCCTTCGCCGTGTAGTAGTCAACTATCATCTGAGCGTATACTTGTAGCTGTATCTGGTCTATGTCCCCAAGTATACCCAAAGCGGATAGATGACCTACAAGGATATCAAATACTTTGGTAACATCGGAAGGCGGTTCAGAGAATGGCATACCGTCGGTAAGGCGCACGCGGGGTGTCTCGCCCGGTTTGCCATATTTGGCGTGTCTCGGATTGCAGAGTTCTATCGGTTTCGGCGTTCTGCCCATCTAATGATAGACATACACCAAAATGGAATAGTTGTCAAGTCAACTTATGTCAAAATGGAATAATAGGCCAAAATGGAATAGAAAATCAAGGATTGTGCTTTTTTATCCACTCGTCAATTTGCCTGAGTTCTTCAACTCTTGCGGCTTCTCGGTCCTCGGTGTTAACACACGGATAGCATTTGTTAATAACCAGTTTCTTTTCAGTAGCATTATAAGGCAAGTGGTAATCAGTACCTTCAAACTCTCGAAGCATATCTCCCTTACGATACTCATCCCTGTACATTATTCTGAGTAATCCGTAATTGACATCATACTGTCCTAACCTAACAGGGCAACATTCAACGTCGTAATCATCCAATGACGGTAATGTTGATATCCGAGTCCATTTATCCATGATTGCTCTCCCTTCAATGTTTGTCCGTCCACCAATCCCAAACCTCTTCAGGCGTCTTGAATGGCGTGTGCCTCTGCATTCGCGGGGTCTTGTCCTTCCTGCTATCCAGCATCCGCTGAAACGCGGCCAACCAAATCTGCTTGAACACAGGCCACCGTTCGGCCTCCCACCGTTGCCGCCTCCCGCCCGCAAGCGGACAACATACACACCCTATCCGATCTATCCCTGGTTCATCATACAGACTACAATACTCAATACCCCTATCTTTGATATACTGCCAAACATCCAATTCATCCCATTTAAATATCGGATTAAGTATCACCTTCTTGTTAGGACGTTGCTTCATATACAATGCGCCATTGTCCGCCCTACTCTTACTCTCCCCTGCCCGCACGCCTGTCAGGCACACACGACCAGCCCCGTGCATATCCTTCAACTCCATACAGCACCACCTGAATTGTCTGGTCGGTGGCAAGGGATGATGAGCGCTTAAAGCTATTATATTCTTTGGCGGATGTTCGATATGTACATCAGGATAGTTGTTACGTATGAACCTCACCACCTCTGGAGGGTCCAGGCCCGTCATTGTGTAGTGCGCATCATAC